CCAGCGCAGACGCCTGCCCCGCTGCCAGCTAGACCGCCGCAAAAATCAACCCGCAAATGAGCTACACCTACACCAGCTTCCAGGCCGCGCTCGCGAGCGAAATGATCGTTCCGAACAACAACGTGAATGAGCCGAATTTCGTGCTCATTCTGCCAACGATCATCGATTACGCCGAGCAGCGCTGCTACCGCGAGCTGGACTGCCTGCACGCCGAGGCGCGGCAATGGTTCCCGATGACCGCCTATCAGCGCGAGCAGAGTTTCCTGGCGAGCGCCGCGACTTCAGCGAACCCGTCCCCCGCGCAGCAGATCCTCATCCCCGAGCGCGTCATCATCCAGCCGGTCGGCGCCGCGCCTCCGATTGCCGGCGTGCCGCCCACGATGGGAGGCGAGCCCGCCGTTCCGGTCACCGTCGATTATATCGATGCCATCTACAGTGGCCTGTTTCCCGATCCTGGCCCATTTGGTCGGCCGAAAGTCTTCGCGCCGCTCACCGACACGGTCCTCGCCTTCGGCCCGACGCCCGATCAGCCCTATTCCTTCCTGATCCATGGCAAGTGCCGGCCGGTCCCGCTCTACAACGCGCCGCCAGGAGATGGGACGCAGACGACGTTCCTCACCCAGGTCTTGCCCGATCTGTTCCTCGCCGCCGCTATGGTTTCCGCGAGCGGCTATCGCCACAACTTCGGCGCCCAGTCCGACGATCCGCGCATGGCGGTGAGCTGGGAGGGCCAGTACAACGAACTCCTGGGCTCGGCGAAAAACGAAGAGACCCGGAAGCGCTTCCTCGGTTGGAACCAGCTGTCGTCCTACAGCGCGACCCAGGCGGCGCAACCGCAACCGGCCCCAGCGGGATGATCGATGCCGTTCAAGACCGTCGTCATTCAACCGGGGGTCAAGGCGGTCCAGACGCCGACGCTCCTCCAGGCGAATGTCGTCGCGTCTAATCTGATCCGCTGGAGAGGCGGCCTGCCGGAGAAGTACGGCGGGTGGATGAATTTCTTCTCCTCCATCTTGGGGCCTTCGGCCGGCGGCCCGTCGAACGTCGCGATCCCCGGCGTCACGCGCGAACTGTGCGCATGGGCTGACCTCAACCTCCAGAACCATCTCGCGGTCGCTGGCACGGCGGGCCTAAGCGCCCTGACGCCGACCCAGAACGGCACGCCATTCACGCGGAACATCTCGCCGCAATATATGGTGAGCAATACGAGCCAGATCTTCGTGACTGCGGCGGGCTCGCCGGTCGTTCAGATCACTGACAACGGCGCGGCGGTCAATAATTACGGCTCGGTCCAAGTCCAATGCCATGTCGCGGTCGGCGGCATCGTCGTCTTCGGTTCGTTCCCGGTCACGGCGATGCTGACGGCGTTGCAGTACACAATCATGCTGCCCTTCAATGCGGCCTCGGCGGCTACGGTAAGCGCGCCATGCGTCGCAACCTTCACCTCGGTCCCGAACAGCGAAGTGATCACCGTCAATCTGCCCAACCATGGGCTCGTGCAGGGCTCGACCTTCGCCCTCCCGATCCCGACCGTCGTCGGCGCGAATGGCGAGGTCTCGCTTCAGGGCTTCTTCACCGTCCAGCTCATCATCGACGCGAACAACTTCATCATCTTCGCGCCGTTCTCCGTCCCGACGGCGGCCACCGTTCCCGAGGGCAATTTCGCCGGCTATCCGCAGATCCTCTATTGGGTCACGCAGGCGCCGCTCCTCCCGAACTCAGGCTGGGGCGTAGGCGGCTGGGGCGTCGGCGGCTGGGGCTCCGGCGCGCAGCCTACCCCGATCGTCGCCAATGAGTTCCCGCCGAATCCTGGGACGCCGGGGTTCGGCAACATCTCCGAGGACAGTTGGTCGCTCGGCAACTGGGGCTCGCAGCTGATCGCGAACGCGACCAATGGTCCTTTGTTCTTCTGGGACCCGATCAGCGGCATTCAGAACGCTCAGATGATCGCCAACGGGCCGAGCAATTGCACCGGCTTTTTCATTGGCATGCCCGAGCAGCAGATCATCACCTACGGCGCGAGCACCGCCCAGGTGCAGGACCCGATGCTGGTCGCATGGTGCGACAACGCGAACTTCAACGCCTGGACTGCGAGCGTCTCCAATCAGGCGGGAACCTACCGCCTCACGCGCGGGAGCAAGATCGTCGGCGGCATCCAGGGGCCGCAGCAGGCGATGCTGTGGACCGACGTCGGGCTCTGGGCGATGGCGTACATCGGCTACCCCGACGTGTTCGGGTTCAACGAGGTGGCGCAAGGCTGTGGACTGATCGGCAAGGACGCTATCGCGGTCTACGGCCCGCAAGTTTTCTGGATGTCGCGTGACGCCTTCTGGATGTACTCGAACGGCGTCGTGCAGCGTCTCCAGTGCGATGTCTGGGATGTGATCGTCAAGAACCTGAACAACGCGAGGGACAGCAGCGGAAATTATCTCTATTTCGCGCACATCAGGGGCGCGGCGAACAGCGGCTACGACGAGGTCATGTGGCACTTCCCCTCGCAGGCCTCGGCGAACGGCGAGAACGACAGCTGGGTTAAATTCAACCCGGTCACTGGCGAGTGGGACTACAGCCTCTCGACCCCGCAGCAAGGCATGGTTGGCAATACGCCGATCAATGTGAGCGCGTGGATCGACAACAACATCTTCGGCCATCCGATCAGCTCGATGATCGCGGCCGGCGGCGCGACCTCCATCATCATGCAGATGGAGATGGGAAACGACGCCAACGGGAAGCCGATCAATTGGATGATCCAGACTGGCTTTTTCATGCTCTCCGACGGCGAGGACAAAGTCTTCGTCGACTTCCTGCTGCCGGACTTCCGCTGGCGGCGCTGGCAGCAGCCGCAGAGCGTCAGCGCCCAGGTCCAGATCACACTTTACACGGCCGAATATCCGGACGATCCGCAAGATCAATGGGTGGCCTACGGTCCCTTTATTGTCACGAATGCCACGGGAGGGATTGAGCCCCGAGCAAGAGGGCGCTATTTCTTCGCCGAGATTCAGGGCAACGACCTCGGATCTTTCTGTAGGTTGGGCGGTATAAAATTCCGGTTCGCTCCCGACGGGAGGAACTGAGTTGGCGGGCCAGATCAGCGGCGGCGAATTGCAGACGTTGATCTCAACGCTGCAAAACGGAAACACGCAACTCGGCCATATTTTTCAGGCGCTCGGCGGCGTTGCCCCGCTGGCCACCGCGATCTCCGCGCTCGCTGCCACCTCCGCCGCCGTCCCGCAGATGGGCGAGGTCGTGTCGAGGACGGGCGGTGCTGGCCTCTCAGCGCCTCTGCCGGACGCCCCAGAGGGCTACGTCACCATCGACATTCCTGGCGTGGGGCCTCGGCTCATTCCTTACTATCCGGTGGGATAGCGCCATGAACGGCTCCGGCTACAACCCCTCGGCGATCCAGATCCGGCGGCAGCTCGGCGCCACGCGGCCGGTTCGCCCGCCGAGACTGCCGACGGCGAACGCGAACCCGAAGCTCGGCGGATCGCTCAACCTCCACACCCTGATGCGGCCAGGACGCGCGAGCGGCGGCGCAATCAACGACAGCCCCGAGACCCCGTTCACGGGCGGCATCATGTCGGTCGGAGCCGGCCGCGCCGATGACGTTCCGATGCACGTCCCCGACGGGGCCTATGTCGTACCGGCCTGGGGGGTCAGCCACCTGGGCGAGGGGAACACGATCAGCGGCATGGCCATGCTGAAGGGCATGTTCGGGCAGCCATGGGGCGCGGGGAAGGGGCCACTCGGCTCGCCGCAGCCGCAGGGCAGGAGGCCGAGCGGAGGCGTCGGGATTCCGAAGCCGCCGCCCATGCATTTCCAGCCGCCGAATTTCTACCCTCAAGGCATGTCGGCGGAGAACCCCGCGCTCGGGGACCCGAGGCAGAAGCACGGCGGCGCCGCAGTGGGTGGCGGCAATGGCGCGGTCCCGATCAACGCGAGCGGCGGCGAGTTCGTCATCGATCCTGCCGAGGTCGCGCGGATCGGCGACGGCAACATCGATAAGGGTCACCTCGTCCTCGACAAGTGGCTCGTCCTTCTCAAGAAGGAGGCCGCGAAAACCCTCCAGCAATTACCGGGTCCGGCCAAATGAAAGACTTTTCGCGCGAGCACGAAGCGGAACTGCGAAACACGCCGCCGCGCATACCGATTCGCTTGGCCGACGACGACGACGAATTGGCCATCTTAGACATGTGTCGGTTGATGCATCGCGAGCAGCCATATCATCCGTTGAACATCGGCAAAGTCGCGGCGATGGTGCGCTTGGCCATCCACCAAGGGCCGGAGCGGCGCGGCATCCTCGGCGTCATCGGCGAGCGCGATCACCTCAGGGCCGCGATCTTTTTATTGATCGAGCCGATCTGGTACTCGGACGACTGGCAGATCTTGGAATTTTTCAATTACGTGCGGCCGGAATACCGGCGTCAAGCTTACGCCCAAGACCTCATCAGCTACGCGAAAAAATGCAGCGATCAGATCGGCCTCGACCTGACGATCGGCGTGTTCAGCAACATTAGGACTGCCGCGAAGATCCGGCTCTATCGCCGCTGGGTCCCGCAGTTCGGCGCATTCTTCTGTTACGCGCCGCCGAACCGGAAACCGTTTATCGATCGCCTCGCTGAAATGACCCCCGCGAACAAAGTCGCGGCGGAGTAGGCCATGGGCTCCAAGGGCGGGACCACTCAGCAAACGTCATCCTCTTCGGGGCCGCCTCCCCAGGTGATGGCTGAGTATCAGGGCTTAGTCGACC